GTAAGACAGGGGAGGGAAATGCACGATTCGTACAACCATCCCTATAAGATCAACAAGCCTGTTTACTGTCAGAATCACGAATTTAAACTTATTCTCTGTCTTAATCCTGAAGGAAGGATCGTCGCATACATGGAACTTTACATAGTTGGTGAATTTTCCCAAACGTCGAGAGTATTGGGCCATAAAGACTATTTTAAGTACGGGATTATGAACCTTCTATTTTTGGAAGCCTTTAAAGTAACCCGGAAATGTAGATATTTCTGTTACGGAGAATGGATTTCCGGCGGCGAAGGGTTGCAGTTCTTTAAAAAATCACTTGGTTTTAAACCTCAAATCTTAATGATATGATTGATAAATACATCTTAGAACTGTTAACTGTTGAAGGATTTATTAAAAGATACCTTGAAATGCTAACCGATTATGGATCATGTCAACACGCCTACGAAGCGGCAGAGAGGCAATATGAAGCCAATTTCGGTAAGCGAAAATACTCAGATTACGATACATTCAGGACTATCCTGAGTAGGCATGTTAATAAAAAACGAAAAAAGTAACACCCCGAAAATATAGCGTTAAGGCCCCATTGAGGGCCTTTTTTATTGCCTGTTAAAAAATACTTATCATAAGAACTTGACAATGTCAACAAAATAAGCTATTAAGTTAGTTTAGTTTTGTTCCCGATAAAAAGGGAATAATGTATTTTTCCATTGAGTTTGGGCGAAAGAAGAAGGAAGAAAAGAATGAAGAACGGAAAACCGTTATCCTGGAAGATCCTGGCGTCCCGGTAAATTCTAAAAACATTCTTTCAGTCTTTGGCGGTCAGGAATCCCGGTCAGGTATTCAGGTAGACCAGGATATAGCCGTTACATTTTCCTCAGTTTACGCTTGTATTCGCATTCTATCTGAGACTGTGGCCTCTTTGCCGCTTTCGATTTACAAACAGGAAGGCAAATCAAAGTCGGTAGATTCCCTTCACCCCTTACAAAAGATTCTGCATGATTCGCCCTGTGAGTGCTATACCTCTTTCGACTGGCGGCAGCTAATGCAAGCTTCGATCCTTCTCTGGGGTAATGGGTACTCGAAAATCATAAGGAACCGGAAAACATATGAGCCTGAATGGTTAGATTTTATCCATCCTTCCATTGTAGAACCTTTTCAGGTCATCCGTAAAGACGGTACTAAGAGTTTAAGGTATAAAATCCACAAACCGGACGGAGAGGAAATAATCTACGCCGAAAACATGATCCATATTCCCGGATTAGGATTTGACGGGATTTCAGGTAAGTCTCCGATTGAAATAGCAAAGGAAAACATTGCTCTTGGCTTGGTAGCTGAGAGATTCGGGGCTGAGTTCTTCGCTAACGGGGCATCATTTAACGGTATTCTTTCTTCCGAACAAACAATGAAGAAAGAACAAATCGACCTTGTTACCGACAGTTGGGCCAAGAGATACACTGGTGACGGGAACCGTTGGAAAACGCCGATGTTACCTTTTGGAGTCAAGTATTCTCCCGTAGGTATTCCTTTGGAACAAGCTCAGTTTATTGCCACAAGGAAATTTCAGGTCGAAGAAGTGGCACGAATCTATGGAGTGCCGTTACATATGCTTAATTCCTTAGATCGTTCGACCTTCTCAAACATCGAACATCAGGGAATCGAATTTGTCACCAACACCATAAGACCCATTGTAGTTCGGTGGGAACAGGAACTAAACCGGAAGCTTTTAAAGGAATCTGAAAAGACTACTCATTACACAAAGTTCAATCTTGAAGGGCTGTTGAGGGGCGATTCAGCTTCACGGGCCGCATTCTATAACACCACGGTTACGCTGGGAGTATTAACACGAAACGAAGTCAGGGAGCTTGAAGATCGCAACCCGCTTGAAGGGTTGGATGATCCTTTGACCCCTGCAAATTTAACAAAAGATGGAAACGAGACAATTCAAGCCGGAATACCGGGAGACGGAAACGGAAAGTAAAGGCATAGGTCATTTTTTGGTTTTCAATCAGGAAACCGAGTTATGGCCCGGATTTCGGGAAAAGATCGACCCTGGGGCCTTGGACGATGTGATGAATGATGACGTAAGGGTTTTGGTCAACCATGATTCAAACCTCATTGTTGCCCGGACGAAATCGGGAACCGCAAAGATTTCAAAAGACGAGATCGGCGGAGTGATCGAATGGACCTTCCCGGACACCACAGCCGGGAGAGACCTTAAGGAAAACATGAAAAACGGCAACATCGACGGTATGTCTTTTGGGTTTACTGTGAAGGATGACAAACTGGAGCGCAATACGCAAACCGGCGAAGTTACACGAACCATTTTAAAGCTTGAAAGGCTATACGACGCTTCGCCCGTGGTTTTTCCAGCCTATACTCAGACCGATACACAACTAAGAGAAATACGCTCAAAGATCGAGGCCCGTGAGGATTACCCAATTGATCCTGACGATGATTTGGCAAAATTCAAAAGTGAGCAGTCAACGCTTGCTTTAAAAATAGCAATTCACAAAAACGCCTGATAAAGGCAATTATTCACAAATCCCTAAAAACAATGACAACGAAAGAGTTAAGAGAGAAAAAAGGGAGCCTTATCCACCAAATGGAGGATATTAAAAATCAGGCGGCCCTCGAAAATCGTCTTCTGAACGACGAAGAAAGTAAACGCTTCGATCTGTTGGACGATGACATGGAAAAGATTAACGCTGAGATTCGGCGTTATGAAAAACTGGAAGCGGAAGCCTCAAAGGTAGTTCCTGACAATCTCGAAAATCAGGACGAAAAGTACTCACGGGCTTTTGAAAGACTGGTAAGAAGCGGAGAGCGCACCGAGGCACTCAGTCCGGGCGCAAAGGATTTCCGTGGCACACAATCAGGCCAAAATACCACCAGCACAACGGGAGGGTATCTTGTCCCTACTCTTTTGGGCGACAAAGTCATTAAAAGACTTTTCACCCTTTCACCGATCCGTAACTGGGCGACGGTTTTCACCACAGCCGGAGGCGGTACGATCAATTTCCCGACTATCGATGACACCTCAAACAAGGGACGGATTTTAGCGGAAGAAACTCAGGCCACTCAGACCCTTTTAACCTTTGGTCAGAAATCTTTGGGAGCTTTCTTATTTCACTCCGACATCGTTCCGGTATCGATCCAGCTTTTACAGGATTCAGCCTTTTCGATTGAACAGCTTATCGTCGAAATGCTGGGCGACCGTGTCGCAAGGGGAGAGGATTATTACTATATCCTGGGTAACGGGACCACCGAGCCTAATGGTATCGAAACCGCAGCTACCACCCAGGGGGCCTACATGGCAAAATCAGCCATTACCCGCCTTACCATCCTTGACCTGATACACAGCATTGGGATAGCCTACCGGCAGTCTCCCAAGTGCGCCTTTGCTTTTGCAGACAGCACCCTGAAGGTTATAAAGAAACTGGCTATCTCATCGACTGACGACCGCAGCCTGTGGCAACCTTCTCTTATCGCCGGTACGCCTGACACCATCGAAGGTTTCCCGTATTTCATCAATGACAACATCGATGCTTTTGGAACCGCAGGTAACAAACCGATGTATTTCGGTGACTGGTCGCACTTTTATATCCGGGACGTTCAGGGCGTGATGATGACCGTTTTCAACGAGCGGTATATGGACTTCATGCAACGTGGTTTCCAGCTCTGGCATCGCTCAGACAGCGAACTGATGAACACCAATGCCATCAAACACGCTGTTTGCGCTGCTACTTAGTATTAACCGGGATTTTCCCTTTATATCTAAGATATGAAATGTTTAGTCTTACAGAGTTTCGCAGGGTTGCAGTATTCAGCCGCAAGGGGTACGGAGATCAACTTACCCGCAGATGAAGCAAAATCACTTGAACATGCAGGGATCGTAAAGATCCTTGCAGACTACAAGCCTGAAATGGCCTACGAAACCGCACAATTATCAAAACCCGAAAACAAAGCCATAAGTGGGAAAGCTAAAAACCGCACCCGTCACTGAGCCTGTTTCTTCAACGGAAGCAAAGCTGCATCTGAAGATTGATTCCGATACAACGGACGACAATCTGATTACAGCTTTGATTACCGCAGCGCGCGAAGCAGCCGAAAACTATATCGGCAGGGCTTTAATCAGCCAGACGTGGGAGGCTTACTTTAATGGTTTCCCGGATGAGATCACACTCCGTCCGGGGAACCTTTCTTCTATTACTTCCATTACTTATATCGACGGTGACGGAGTTACGCAAACACTAAGCACATCGGTTTACGAAGCTGATACATATTCCAATCCCGGAAAGGCTTGTTTGAAGTATTCGAAAAGCTGGCCCACGGTCAGAGACATTCAAAATTCTGTATGTGTGACCTATGTTTGCGGGTACGGGGCCGCAGCCAATGTACCAGGGGCAATCAAAGCGGCTATCCTTCTTATTATCGGGCATCTTTATGAACACCGGGAATCTGTCGTAATCGGGGCTAATCCTTTAGAACTTCCACAGGGAGCTTGTTTTTTACTTGACCCTTACAGACTAATTGAATTTTAATGGCAACCGGAAACTTAGATCGGAGGATAACACTTGCAAACTATACGCAAACCGGCGACGGAAGTTTTGGGGAGGTCACAAAGACTTATACAACACTTGCGACCGTATGGGCCTGGATCAGGTTTAAGGAGGGCAACGAAAGGCTGTTTCAGACCAAAGAAACGGTTTCGGCTGACTGCATTTTTACAATCAGGTATCGGACTTCGATAACCGAAAAAACACGAATAACCTACGATTCTGTCAACTATGACATACTGCATATAGCTGAAGTCGGACGGAGGAAATACCTGGAATTGACAGCACGGAAAATACAATGATTCACATTGA